ACTTGCCTCAGACGAGTACCGGATCGGAGGCAGGACTGCCGACCCGTCCGGGACATTGAACTGACCGTAGGACAGGGCCAGGGTGCTGGCCGCCGAGCGATACAGCCCCAGACTGGACTCCGAGGAGTACCGAACCGGTGGAAGAATCGCCGTGCCATCCGGGACATTGAACTGGCCATAGGACAAGGCCAGGGTGCTGGCATGGCTGCGGAATAGCCCAAGGCTGGACTCCGAGGAGTACCGAACCGGTGGGAGAATCGCCGTGCCATCCGGGACCCGGAACTGGCCATAGGACAAGGCCAGGGTCGAACCCGCCGACAGATAGAGTCCGAGCGACGCCTCGGAACTGATGGCGATGCTCGGAGCAAGCGCCGTGCCGTCCTGGAACTTGATGTTCACATTCGAACTGTCAAGGTTCCAGTCGTCCGCCACGAACAGGTTGTCGCAACTCACCGTGCTGGCCGTGAACGATCCGTAGGAGAGCGCCAGGGTCGAGTTCGCCGAACGATACAGGCCGAGACTTGACTCAGACGAGTACCGGATCGGAGGCAGAACGGCAGAGCCATTCGGGACATTGAACTGGCCATAGGACAGGGCCAGGGTGCTGGCATGGCTGCGGAACAACCCAAGGCTGGACTCCGAGGAGTAACAGACCGGGGGGATGATCGCAGAGCCATCCGGGACCTTCAACTGACCGTAGCTCAGGGCCAGGGTGCTGGCCGCACTCCGATACCAACCGAGGCTCGACTCCGAAGAGAATCGCACGGGCGGGAGAATCGTGGAACCGTCGGGCACCTTCAACTGCCCGTAGGACAACGCGAGAGTCGAGGCCGCGCTCCGATACCACCCGAGCGACACCTCAGAGGCGGTGGCAACACCGGGTAGAATGGCGGTGCCATCGGCCGGGAGAATCTGCCCACCACTCGGCATGGCAAAGTTGCCGTAGGACAGGGCAATCTTGCTCGCCGCCGAGCGGTAGAACCCTAGGCTTGACTCCGAAGAGTACCTGACCGGGGGCAGAACTGCCGACCCGTCCGGGACATTGAACTGACCGTAGGACAGGGCCAGGGTGCTGGCCGCCGAGCGATACAGCCCCAGACTGGACTCCGAAGAGTACCGAACCGGGGGCAGGACTGCCGACCCGTCCGGGACCCGGAACTGGCCATAGGACAAGGCCAGGGTCGAGGCCGCGCTACGGAACAGCCCCAGACTGGACTCCGAAGAGTACCGAACCGGGGGTTGGATCGCCGTGCCGTCGGGAACCCTGAGTTGGCCGTAGGTCAGAGCCAGAACAGAGGTCGCCGAACGGTACAGCCCGAGCGACTTCTCTGACGTGTAGGCAATGGACGGGTTTACGGACGACCCATCGTTGAAGTTGATCTCGTCAACCGAAACGTCGGACGAGCCGTAGTTCGTCAGACTGTTGGTCACGATGAGATCGTACACGCTCATCGTGCTGTCGCAGGTGATATCAGTCGCCCTGACGGTCGCACGCGAAGCCACGATGCTCAAACTCGACATCGTGTTGTACTGGCCGTCATCGAGGCTAGGGGTGTTGACCGACATGGGTTGTCTCCTCCGACGTGGGGGCCGGGCGCCAACCCGACCCCCGCATCAGTTCAGTTCGTTACGCGGTCCCGCTGGTTCCGTAGATTCCGAACCAGTGACCGAAGCCGAACGAGTACGCCTGCTTCACCTTCCGCTTCACAACGTCGGAGTCAAACTCCGTATCCATCGTCAGCGTGGGACGGAGGTCCCAGATGAAGTTGAGGTCGTGCTGGTCGCCCACCAAGAACCACGAGTTCGAGTCCGTGTTGTACGGGGTGTCGATGAACGACAGCCCCTCGTCCCGGATCGCGTTGATGTCGTTGTTCGTGGTGCCCGGCTTCAGAGTGGAGCCGAGCAGTTCCCGAGCGGTCATGATGTCGTTCGGGTGGATAATGAGGAACTTCGGGGTGCAGCGAACCGGCCGTCCCCGGTCGTCCTTCCAGAGCCGCATCGCGATGATGGCGTTCTGGAGGGCGGTGATGCCGAGCGAGATGTCCGTGCTCGGACGGTTGGCGTTCGCGGTGCCCGCGTCAAGCCGCGCGTGCGATGTGCTGCACAGCGACTCGCCGGACGTGAACCCGGTGTAGGAGGTGGAGAAGGCGTTGTTGAGGACGCTGGTCGCGTCGGTCTCCTGCTTGTCCACGGTCGCCCTCATAAGGGACCGCTCGAACTTCGCCATCTGGCCGTAGAGTTCGTGACGAATCATCTCGTCGGTGATCTTGTACCCCAGGCCGTAGGTGGCGTGCGTGTAGACCTTCGTGCTCCCCGAGATGGGGTTGTCGTACACAACGTCTTCGCCCTCGTTGATCTGGGCCAGGGAGCCGAGGCCGGTCATCTGGTAGTCGGTTTCCTGTGCCTTTTTGCTGGACCCGACGTTCATGAAGCGGGGATACAGGAGTTCCCACGTCTTCAGGCCGTCGTTCCAGATGTTGCGCAGCTTGGGCTCCAGCAGAAGCTGGAACTGCGCTCTGGTGATCGTCATGGCGCTGCTCCTTTCCGCTGGAGACTAGAAACCGTCGGCTGCCTGAAGAGGCGGCAGCAGCAAACAGTTGTCGGTGAAGGCCACCTCGATGGTCGAGTCGGCCGAGTTGATAGCGCCCATAATCATGCACATCGCAGACGTGTCGCTATCGGGGTCGATCCGGTAGTTATTTGCCGACTTCTCGATGTCGTACGCCAAGCCGATGCTGAGCGCCGAACTCCCCACTCCGGTCTGAACCTTGGAGAGTGCGGTGGCCCCGAACCCCGGAATGGCGACAAGAACCTCGCCAGCGGGGAACGAGTCAGCAGAGGCGTGGAGTGCGATACCGAGGAGCTTCTGATTCGCGGCGCCACCTGCACAATCCGTCAGCAGATGGTCACTTGCCAGTGACACGGGGCAGAACTGCCGGAACGTCACGCTGGACGTTGTAGTGAACCGGCGGATGCGCCAATTGCCGCGATACGGGCGGAAGCCTGTTCCCATTGAACCTCCCTGGGAAGTGGTTCCGCGCGACCGGGTGAGGCTAGTCTATCTCATCCCTGGTCGTCGCTGTACTCGCCCGATGCGAAGGTCAACTCCTCACCGGGCCTGGCGAATCTCTGACCCTCTGCTTGCAGCGCGGGGGCAGAGTCGGTCGCCTGAAGTTCGTCCGTGGCGCGACGCCAGTTCTTCTCGTTTCGTGCGGCGCGTTGCGCATCGCACACAAACAGTCGGGTATCGCCTACATCCACGAAACCGTCCGCAGATGCCATGCCTCCAACGGGCATAGCGATTCCCATCGCCTCCATCTCACTATGCGGCACTTCGCGGTATCCCAGCGCCCGCCACTGCGCGGCCATGCGCCCATCGGGATTACCTGCGGCATTCTTCACCCGCACCAGCTGAAGGCGGTAAGGCAGCGGCTCCGCCTTCTTCCCTTCCGCGATTGCGCGATCCCGCTTGCGCCGAAGATCGCTGTACCCCGGCACGTAGGTCAGGTCCTGTGCCGCGCCGCTCATATCGTTGAACTCCGCACTCTCGCGCGCCTCGCCGAGATGGGCGCGCGCTTGCGTGGGAACCAAGGGGCGCTTTGGCATCAGCGGTATCCTCCGGGAATCTTAAGGGCTTCGCGTGAGAGGGTCCAGCCTCCATCCGGTGTCTCGGAAATGACCTGATTACCCAACGTCATCTCCAGGAACTTCTCCGGCGTCATCCCCCATTTCGCGCAGTCCTCCCGAATCGTCGCCTCCGTGATGCCCGCTCGCTGCCACTTGTCCTTGACGCCCGCTGGCAGTTTGTCCCAGTCCAACAACCCGCTGGGAAGCACCGCCCCACTCGCCCCACCCGTAGACCGCTCGGCACCGGGAAGTCCCGCCATGCGCTCACGCAGGCGTTCGTCCGCAATCTCGTCAACGTGTCTACCACGTACAATATCCACGGCATAACGGTACAAGTCAACTGTGCGTTGCCCGATTGGGACTTTGGCGACCTCGTTGTCGATCTCGGGCGCGTAGCGCGCGAACTCTTTCTGGTAGGTCAGCGCGGCCTGCGCGCGCGCGCCCTGCGCGATGCTCGCGGCCATGCCATCCAGCATCGGCGCGTATCGCGCCGTGAGGTTGGCCTCCAGCACCTTCCCGAAAGAATCGGCCGCCTTACCGGGGGAGGCGACCCACTCGTCCTCGGTGGGCAACGCAACCTGCGCGCCGGTCTGCGGCGTGAACTGCTGCCACGGCTTCTCGCCCCCAACCACGTCCTTTGTTCTGTCCGGGGCGGCGTACTGCGGCATCCCGCTGATGATCTCGTTCTGCTTGACGGCGAGGCCCAGCACCTCGGCGGCCGTCTTGCCGATGGCCCAGTCCGGCACCCCGCTACCCGCCGTATACCTATACTCGGTAGGGACTGCCCCAGAAACGGTTCCGGCGTCCGTCGCTTGCGTCTGTTGCGTGCTTGTCGCGCTGTCGGTTGGCATCCTCCATCCTCTCCGTGGTTGCCGCTATGGCGTCGATTATGCGACCCATCTCTAAGTAGGCCGCGAGGTAGCCGCGCAGTTGCGCCGCGCGCTCCGGCGTGGTGTCCAGCCTCGTCAGTTCCGCCGCGTGTGCCTCAGCCGAGCGTTCCAAGGCCAGGAGGTAGACCCCCCATCCCGGCGTCAGGAGCAGCGCCTTCAGCGCCGCCACCTGCTGGCCCGATAACCCCAGGGGTAATGAGTTGTCCACTGGCGACGCTTTGCGCAGCGGATTCCATGATCGTGGCGTCAACCAGAATCTCTTCAGGGTTGCGGATGTCATACTGCTCCAGTAGACGACGTTGGAGTTCGGTGAATCCCTTGGCGACCTGCACGGCGATCTGCGCCATGCCGGGCATCATCGTGATGACCTGTGGGTTGCAGGCGATCTGCGCAAGCTGGATGAACTTCTCGCCCAACTGCGCCTGGAGTTGCACCAGCGCGAGGAACGCCTGCTTCTCCATCTCCTTGTTGACCATCCCGCTCGTCGCCGTCAGGCTGACCCCGATACCGGCGGACACGTCCTCCAGCGGCATCTGTAGTACCTGCGCAACGAGTGAGCCCTCCGGCTCCCCAAGCGTGGTGACGGCGAGCGCGAGGAACCGGTCGCCGTCCGGGTTCTCGCGCGGGTTGGCGGAGAACTGCTGGAGGTTCTGGAGAATACGGAGGCCGATGCGGGCGAGGCAGTCGATTCTCATGTCCTTGAGCGACAGATCGAACCGGCGGTTGCCCTCCTGCATCATCGCCATCATGCTTGTCGCGGGCGTGCGGCTCGGGAGTTGCTGCACGTTGCCGAACTGGATGTCGGACAGACCCGTGCGCCGCTCGCCGAGACCCTGGTACATCTGTATCAGGTTCATCGCGTCGGGCGACGTGCCACCCCAGGTGAGTTCCCGGATGTCCTTGTCGGGGTTGTCGAGGATGAACGACTTGCCAGGATAGACTGGTTCGCCGGGCAGGTAGTTCGCGCCCTGCTTGATGGCCAGCGTCAGGCTGTTCCGCAGCATCACGTTGTCGTGATGGAAGTTGCTCAGGTCGCTCGTCTCCGCCTGGAACATCTCGCTCTGCTCGCAGACGCCGATGCCGTAGAACCCGTCGGAGCGGAAGTACCGCGCCACCTCGTAGGGTCGCTCGCCATGCGCGTAGTAGTTGAGCGTCGCACGCAGTAGCGTCCGACTCCCGAGATGCACGATGGCCACGATGTCGTCAACGTGGCCCGGCATCGTCTCGTAGCGTGCGTGGACTTCGTGGAGTTCTATCTGCTCCCAACGCGAGGGCGCGTAGTCCTCCAGTGTGTCCACCTTGGCCTGGTTGGGGTCGCGCTTGTCCTCAATGAACCGCTTGACCTTGGCGACCGCCTCCTTGCCGTAGTTGGGCAGGAACGGGTCCTGACCTTCCGCGCGGGCCAGGAACTGGTCGAGCCTCAGTTGAATGCGCTCGGCGACCCACGGCGCCCCGCCCTGGTCGTCGGGCTGAATCGCGTAGTATGCGGCAGGGATGATGAAGTCGATGAGTCGTACGTGGTCAACGAACGGGCGGGAGAGAATCTTGGTGCTGCGCACCAGTTTTCCGTCTGCGCCGTACGACCACGCGGGACGCCGCTCAAACAGCCAGCCGTGCTTGTAGATGCAGGTGCCGAGTTTGATGAGTTCGAGTACCGCGCGGTAGTCCACATCCCACATCCGCAGAACGTTCTGGTCGAGGAACTGGAGGTAGTCCTGGAGCGGCTTCGCCAGATCAACCCACCGCTCGTTCAGCGCCTGGCACGTCCACAGATTCTGCGGCGTGTGGTAGGTCGTCATGAACCGCGCCACCAGCGGGTCCACGTTCATCGCAGTTACGGGGACCGTGCGATTGCTCGCGCCCTCGAAGGGGAAGTGCTTGAGTTCGGTGGAGGCGGGGGCGCGGTACTGGTCCAGCCGGTCGCGCCAGGCTTTCTCCAGACTTGAGCGGTCGTGTATCGCCTGGTCGAGTTCGGTCGTGACCCAGGCGGTGAACTCCGCCTCGCGGCGCGGTCCCCACGTTACGGGAGTGGGCATGGGTTACCTCTCAGCCAACGCGGCGGCGGCGTGGGGGAAGGGGTGGCGTGTCCCACAAGCGCCAGTCGTCAGACGCTTCCGCCGCCGAACTTGTCAACGCCTGCTGGGATGGCGTTGGCGCTCCCGCTCGGGGCCTTGCCGGGCGCGGATTCGTCCTTGACGACCGTCGTGGTGCCGGTATTGGCGGTTCCGTCGAACGCTTGCGCGGCATCGGCCTTGGCCTTTCCGGGGGAACTGGATGCGACCCCGCCAGAGGCGGAGCCTATGTTCCGGGCGTCGGACAACATCATCGTTGGGTCGTAGCTATCCGGCATGGGTCCTCCAGAGGCGGGAACGTGACGGAAATGCCGCGAGCAGCGCGCGGCCTGGCCGTGCGGGCGTCACGCATCCCCTACCGCCCCGCAACGCGGCGCACTACGTTGGCAACACCTTTAAGGTATCGCCGGTCGTGCGACGCTGTCAACCGCGCCCGCGCCGCTTGCTCTTCGGTTTGCTCTTGCCCGCCTGGTTCATCGCGGCGGCGATTGCCTGGTCCTTCGGGTGACCGGAACGAATCATCTCCGCGATGTTACTCGAAATCGTCTTCTGCGACTTCCCCTTCTTGAGTGGCATCAGAACCTCCATCTTGATTTGGGGTGGCGCCATACCCAACGACCGACCACGAGCGTAACCTTCTGCGCCCTTCCGAAAACGTACAACCCGAGCGGCACATATGGCATCGCTAGTGCGATGGGGCACTCGCAACCCTCCGGGGTCGGGGTTGACAAGTCACGCCAACGGAAGCGGACGTGAGGGGTCATCTTGAACAGCCAGCC